CTTAAAATTTAATTATTTTTCGTTTTCATTAGTCACTGATTGGCTTATTGAGTTGCTGTACCTAGAGTACGAACCACAATCAAACTAAGCTGGTTTCAGCAATTATGTTTACCCCAAAACATTCGACTTCGAAATGTTTTTTTGTTAAAGCACCTTTTTTGTTTAACAAACAATTTTTATCAAATTTTGAAAACATTAAATCACTAACACCTTGCACTTGTTTTCAAGCTGCTTTTGTTTTTACTAATCCTGTTTATCAAAATTTAGAAAATACTTCCGATGAATTTATCGAGTTGGCAATAGATAGTGGAGAATTCCGTTTTGATCATAAAACTGAATACACCTACCAACTACACGAACCTGGATCTAAGGTATTTCGAGATCCCTACATCAAGGAAGCAATGAAAGAATTCGATCCGATTCTTTACTACTCACTATTGGATAGGAACAAGACGCCTAAACCTGGAAGAGTTTACAATTCACTTTTGCAATACTGTTTTCCAATGTCAAAACCGATTCCTAAAAAGGAACATTATTTTCATAAATGCATGGAAGAATCAATCAACTATGTGTTTAAGCATTTTGACAAAGTTAAACCATTACCTGCATCCGCAATTTTTAATTCAATGCCCAAGAACACGGCAACTGGATGGTTAGCTCTTAAGCATTATGGTAAATCGGTAAAAAAAGAAGAAATGATGGATACCATCAAAGATGAATATTACGCTATGTTTAATAGAATCAGAAGAAGAGAAGAAGTAAATGATTATGTAATGTTCGCAATGCGTGGCCATTTATCTGACAGAGATAAAATTAAAACCAGACCTGTTTGGTTGGTTTCAGCTACAACAATTGTATCAGAATTGAAATATTATCAACCATTTTATGAACAAATCGTCACAAAAGATTTTTTCAATAAAAGATTAATAACTGGAAAAAAATCAATGTCACGGTTAAGAAAATTTCTTTGTAAATCAGAAGATTATACAATGATCAACACTGACATATCTGCTTGGGATTCTTTTCGAGCTGGATGGTTTCATGAACGTATCATGAAAGAGTTAGGAAAAAAGATTTTATTTCAAAACGTCGCTCAAAAATTAGAATATAAATTTTGTATTGATCAAGCTATTCGTTCAAAAATTTTAATGCCTGATGGCACTATTTTAAGAAAGAGATGTGGTATCATTTCTGGAACAGCAGGAACGCTGCTAATTAATAGTTTAATCAACATGTGTTTAACTTACACTATTCTAAGAATGATGCAATATATCGAATTTGAATTTGAAACAAAGAAATTCGAAGATGAAAATTGGCTTGGCGATGACTTTGCTTTTTACATAGATAAAGGCTTAACTTTTGATTTGGATAAGTTTATTAGCATGGTGTTTAAATACTTTGATCTCATCGTTAAAAAAGAAAAAACTGTTGTTGCAACAACTGTTGATGATCGCAAATATCTTGGATATCAATTAAAAGGTGGATTTCTATTTCGTGAAGAACGTGATCTTTTTGCTGCGGTGCTTTATTCGGAGCGTTTTTTTAAAATCGGAGTTGATTTCTTATCAATTAGTTTTTCTCGTTTTTTTTCTTATTTATTGATAGGTGGAATTAATAATTATAGATTTTTAAATTTCTTTTATTATTATATGGGTAAATATAAAAATAAGTTAGAAAAATTAAGTTATATATTTTCAACCAATCATGATAATATATTTAAGTTAATTAAAACTGTATGGAATGTTAACATTCAAAATTTTAGTATAACTAGTTTTAGAAGGATGAATTTAGAACTTCTTAAATATGTTTTACTTTATGACGAAGATCTTGTCATTGAAGATCTAATCGTATAATAAAGGGTAGA